GTGAAATTTTTCTGGGAGTTGGCGACGGACCAAAGCATAGGGCCCCGGCCCCTGGCCCTTCCTGGCTCCGAAAACTAATGCTTTGGCAGGGAGCTAGCGCACCGCTAGTGGTACGCCAGCACCTTGCCGCCGCTCTTAGTTCGCGTAGGCGTCTGCTAATGTCCAGAGACCTTGGTTGAGGGTCATGTCCTGTATAGGATTGGTGATCGGCCTAGCTGTTCTGTTGTTCATCTGGAATCCTCCTTTGATCAGATTCTCTTGGACTCGGTTGAAGACGTGCCACAACGTATTGCTGTCATCCTCTCTGCGTCGTGAAGACAGGATCTCGTTGATCTCGTAGTCTTCGGCTTGGCGATCGGTGTTGAGTCGCATCGCTAATGCCTCGATAGCGAAGGCGGACCGCTGTCCTGCTGTCATCTCTATTCCGTTCCACCTAGAGATCTTGCCTACTACTGAGCTCATGCCTTCGATCTTCTCAGAGATAAGGTCCTTTACGGATTGGAAGTCCAGCTTTGTGTGGCGCTCTCTGAATCCTCCGAAGTCTTGGTCCTTGATCATGAGGCCGTTGGAACATACTAACCTAAACATTCCCATCTCGAACTTGATCGGCATTACGCCGTCGTGGGAGTTAACCAAGATCACGGTTGGCTTGGCTTCTAGCTTACCGTCAGAACCCTTGACAGACAATTCTGGGTGCTGGAACTGTACGATGTGCGTACCGAAGTCCTTTCTGAGGTCGCTCTTTGTGGCTGACTGCTTAGCATCTGTGAGGACAAAGCCGAGGTCGTTCATGTGGCTGATGACTTCGGTTGTCGGTGTGAACTTGTAGCGGTTTAAATTGATGTGCGCTGCGGGTCTGGTGGCTGCGATGGCTGGTGCCTTTTCGATTGCTTCTTCGAGGCTGAGTACGCGGCTAGTGTTGAAGGTGCTAATGTTGTTCATAACTTTTATTTTTTGTTCTATGTAAATATAATCGTTTCTGGTGATCTGGTAAAACTTTTCTTAAAGTATTTTAGAAAGTTTTTATTGTCAACCAACGGGTTGTGTCAGGTTGGTTAATACCTGATGGAGGTACTCTACTTCCAGACTTTCTTTACAGTACTGCTCTTCCATCCACTTGGCGTTCTTGTGGGTGGAGTCTTCTCCAAATAGTCTGATCATCTCCTCGATCCTCTGGAGTCTGGTATCAAGTGCTGTTCTGAGAAGCTCGATCTGACGGTCGTTAAGTTCTAAGTTGTGGTAAGTCATGCTCTTATTGTTTGGTAACAGGGTAAAAGTACCCCTTTCTGGTGACAATATATAGTACTAGAGCAAGTATTTTTAGAAGTTTTTAGTTTGTCTAATCCTGGAATCCTGGGCTGAGGGTCATCTAACCAGGTCCCCTGGGGCTGAATGGGGTTTAGCCTCCAGACCTGCATTGGCTTCTATTGGAAATCAGCGCGTTATGAAACTACAATACCCCTGCGTCTTGGCATGGGGTGCAACTGGGGGGTGAGATATGTTTACTTTCGCGTCTGGCTTTAGAGAGGATCCAGCGGCTCTGACCTTTATTCTTTAGTATTCGTCTCTTCGTCCCTTGTTATTGCTCCGTCCAGCGGTGCAGGGAATGTCACTCCTACTGTCAATAAATATCTGAAAAAAGAAAAGGAGGCGGGGACTGAAAGAATCTGTTACCAAACCCAGTCCCCGCTTACCTTAGGGTGAAGGCTTAGTTCATTACTGAATCAAGCTTCTTGACGTTAGAGATACGACCGCGGGTCATATCGTAGGCCTTGTTCAGGATAACGTCGTTAAAATACTTACCACTTACTACGTCAGAGACGTGTGTAGCTGAATACCCGGTTGCTTCTGACACGCGAGTGATATCGCCTGTACGGAGTTTACGGTTGATCCTAGCGGCTTTCTGAATGTAGGTCAGCTTAGTGTAAGAGCTTGGCCTGCTTGAGTTTGATGTTTGCATGTAACCTGTTTTTGTTGTTTGTTATTTAATTAACCTATGTAAATATACGACTTATTTGCTTCTGTATTGTTGCTTATGTTTTCGGTACGTATCTTTTTTTCACTTTTTTCTTTTATTTTTTTGTTTCGTTGCGATAGCAGGTTGTATTGTACTAAGAACGTTTATTTTTTTGTTTAGGTGGGTTTACAGGTTTACTGTTACCCCGTTATTTTATTTTTTTCTTGCGAGTATTCCCCCCCTTAGGGACGTTATAAAAAGGGACCCGCTTTCTTCGTTGCTATACGGTTTTCTTACCCACTCGGTCATCGTGTCATATACCACCGTTTTCTTTGTCAAGGTGTCATAGAGGGGATTGCCGCTTTTGTCACTATCTGTATGTCACCTTGTCCTATCAGGTAGCCTTGTATAAAGCCATTGATCCAAAACTGTTTGTCGTACTCGTCGCAGTGGTGACACCCCTCCCACGTTTCTTCTGCCAGTTTTCTTATCTCTTCTAGCGTGAGTTCTTTCTTTTGCATGTTAGTATCCTACTAGGGCTTTGTATTGTTCTGCTGTTAGTAGATCCTTTGTTTCTTCTTTGTTCTCTATCTGCACCTTTACCATCCAACCTTGACCGTAAGGATCTGTATTCACTAGTTCTGGACTTGTATCCATTAGGGGATTTGTTTCTGGTATCCTTGCTGATATTGGCATGAACAGGTCTGATACTGTCTTTACTGCTTCCACTGTTCCGAAGGTTGTGTCTTTGGTTATCTCCTTGGTTGATGGTTTCTCTGTCTCTACGTATATTATGTCTCCCAGTTCGGACTGTGCAAACTCTGTTATTCCTATTGTGGCTTTGTCCTCCTCTATTAGGATCCACTCGTGTTCTTTTGTGTATCTAAGAGTCTCGGGAAATGTCATTGGTTATTTGTATTAAAGGTTTCAAGGTAGTATTCTTCTGCCGTTAACGCTCTACCTAAAAATGTAGGTAGGTTTCCGTGTTTCCATGATTCTATTATCTGCTCCTTGAATACGAGTTTTGCATCTTCTAATATTTGGTTAGGATCACACTCTACTGTACCCATTAGACATTTTCTTAAAGCTTGATCGTAAAATTCTACTGCTGTTTGGTGTGTCATATTATAGTTTTTCTATTTCTTTTTGTACTTGTTGCCAATATTTTACCCTTGCTTCAATTACATCCATTGAAACTGATGGTTCTATGTTTGCTATTATCTCATTCACTGCTATCAATGCACATTTCTTTTTATGTTCCCAATTCTCTTTACCGTATACCCAACCGTCTGTCAATGTAATATATTTATGGACTAACTCCTGTGCTTTTTCTTTTGGTGCCATAGTTATTTGTTTTTAACTGATTGAATTAGTTTTTTCAAGCATTCAAGTTGGGCTTGTTCAATAGATAAATTTCTATCATATTCAATAAACCTATTGTGGGTTCTATTATACACAACGAATCCATATAATTCATTTAATGGTTCTATTTGAACAAACCCATCTATGTTATGCTTCTCTCTAAACCACCGGAAGGCTTGTTGGTATAGTGGGGCAGGAATAATATAATCATCTCCACTTGTCATAGTTGCTAAATGGTATGAAAAACTTTCTCCTTCATAATAACTTAAACATGGTTCATCAAACCCAAGTTCTTTAAGTTCTAACGCTTGTTCGTATGGGATAAATTCTGTTTGTTGTGCCATAGTTTATTTGTTATAGGTTTTACTTACAGTAACGTTACTCCTCCCATTCTCATATAGTCACTCATGCCTAATGTGCCTTCTTCTACTTTATCGTAAGTCATTTCAAATATCTCTGGCTTACATGGATAGATTTCTCCTTGTACTCCTTTGATTATGTAATCTCCACAGTCTCCTCTCATGATTCCCTCTAAGGTTTTTATTTCACAATAGTATTCTGATGGATCTCTTACGTCCGTTCCTACGTAAGTTATAATCTGGTTAGAGGTTACTTTGTCACTAAACCAATCCGGTCTCGGGTCTATTCCGTATTTGAATGCTTCTATTACTACCGGTTTCTTTCTGTATTGTGCCATACTATAGTTTTACTATTTCTTTTTTTACTTCTTGCCAATAATTTATTATCCATTCACAGTAATCATCATCCGCAAAATGTGTATGGTCTAATTCATTAATAATCTCATCCACTGTTCTTAATCCGCATTGTATTGCCATTTCTTTAGTCATATATCTTGGCGTATTATACTCTTGTTCGTCGCTAAGATCCATGTATTGATCAACTAATTGCATTGCTTTTTCTTTCGGTGTCATAGCTTACTTGTTTATTACTTCAAATAGGTGCCAAACGAACATCATGTCTTGCCATGTTCCGATGTACTTCTTGTTTGTGTCATCGAAAATGTGTCCTGTGCCTACCACTTCAAACACTCTCTTCTCTGTCTCTGCTTCTGGATCTACTAAAGCCCAAATACACGTATTAAATGAATCTTGCATTTGAACTGTTAGAATCTCTGCTCCCTTGGGCATCTCGATAACGTTCTCTACTGTAAACTTCCAAATCTGTTTCATACTATTTATTTTTTATCTATATAAGTTAAAGTCATTGGCTTCTTGTATTCCATTTCAACTACTCTATAGAAGTATCCATCCACACTATTTGTACTGTTCTTTACGTACTTGTCAAAGAACCTCTTAAACCAAGATCCTTTAAATATAACAACTTGAAATCTTTCTACGTAATCCATTCCGTCTTCTTCGCTTATTAATCCTTGGCTGATTAGACTACCGATTACAAGCTCTTTCACTTTGTTTGCGTGTATAGTATCTGTTTCTATACTTAATACTTGATTGTCAATTGCTGCCATAGTTTATTTGTTATATGTTTCGTTGTAGTATTCTTCGTAATCCTCAATGTCCACTCCGTTATTATTTCCAAATTTTACACAAGCATTTATTATCTGCTCTTTCTCTATTTCTTTGGATAATTCAGTTATATCTATAACCTGCTGCCAAGTCATTTTTTCTCCTTTTGCTTGAAGTTTTTTCCAACGATTTACCAACCATTCAACTGCTGTTTGTTGTGCCATAGTTTATTTGTTTATATCTATTAAGAGTTTAAAGAGCGCGATTGTTATCATCAATGTAACTACACTTCCCGCAAGTAATAGTCCGTGAGGAGATGCATCCATTCCATCCTCTTCCATAATCTGAAAAGCCTTTCTGATTATCCAATTATACAAGTGTTGTACTAGTATGATGCATAAACATAGGGAAATTGTTGCGATTGTAAGTGCCATAGTTATTTTTTATAGGTTTCGTTAAAGTACTCCTCTCCTGTTTTTAATGGGTTGTTGTAAACGTCTTCTTCGACTCCTGTGCGGTATGCTTCTGAGATTTGTGCCTTCTCCATCTCTTTGGCTTTGGTCATGTCCTCGTAGTACAAGGTACCATAATCGTGGTACCTCTTAATCAACCATTCGACTGCTGTCTGTGTCATAACTTATTGTTTAGGTAAATGTACGCTAATCCTTTGGAAAGGAGAAGTATTCCGTTTTGGTGTATATATAGATCTTAAGGGTTCTCGGGATCGTGGTGTGTGGCGCGCTCGTCACTGTCCCTTATCCTCACCGCCGCAGTACTTACACTTGATTGGTCTCCAATCCTGGTTCGGTACGGGTTTTACTTTTTCTAGTTCTATCTGTTCTTTGAATACTGTATCTAGTATTGTTAATAGTCTTATCTTTGCATTCTCCTCTATTATTGAATATCCGTCTGAATATTCTAGCTCTATGTCTTTGGTCTTAATTTTTAGGTTCATATTATTATTCTTGATAGTATTTATCTAGCATTTTGTCCCATTCTTTATCGTATAATTCCTTCCACTCATCACTTAATTTAGGATAGATATTCTCTTGAAAGAAATTATTCATCGAGTACCCAAACTTAAGATCATTTAAATAGGTTTCGCAATACTGTCCTTCTATACCCTGTTTGCAAGATAAAGGCGAGCAACAACCTTCTTCTCCACATCCATTACATATCTTACAATATGGACTGTATTCTTCTGTTTGTGCCATAGTTTATTTTTTAATACCACTCTATTGTCAATAGATATTTGGTAGAATTGATGCAGGGTCCGATCTCTATTACATTGGAGAATTTTTTAGTCTTTCCTTTGAACACGAAGAATCCTGGAATTTTTAGATAGAAGAACCAGTAGTTATCGCTCATCCTTTCTGGATTGATGACTCTATAAGATCTAAACATGTTGTACTTATCTATTGCGTCTAGCATTCTCTCTTTTACTAGTCTTACTTTCATATGCTTAAGGTTTGGTTGTTTTAGCTTTAGTCACTAATTCTAATATCTCCTCTAACTTTTGATCTATGGAGTTAGCTCTTTCCTCTATTCGATCTAAAGAATCGTTAATCTGGTCTATTATTTCTTGTTCTGTCATAGTTTATTATTTAAGCGTTTGATATAGTCGTTAGCGAACTTGATCTTCCATTCTCCAGTGTGACCGTCTTCGTCTAAGGCATACATGATGGCGTCCTTAATGCGTTGCTCTTCCTTTTCTTTGTTTTTCCAATTATTAACTTTGTCTACTTGTTCTCTTATTTGGGTTGATGTTTCTATCTGTATTCGCTGTATCAAATTTATAAGTTCATCTTTTGTGAATACAAATACCTCACCTGTTAATCTATGGAAATCTTGTGCGTGGGGGTTTTTGTCATCAAATTTAACAGTGGAATGCTTAACAATGTCTGGTTTTGCTATAAATAGTTCATCAGCGATTCTATACATTAACTGCCTATTCATCTGTTCTACTAATCCATGAATATGTGAACGTTCTAGCATTTCTCTAGGTACTATATATTCTGCTCTAAGTCTATTTTTTAATGGTAGTTCCATAGATTAGTTTAAAAGTAAGATTAATTTAATTTGAGTATTACAATAATTGATTGTTCGTTCTAGTTCTTGAATAGACATAATGTGCTCATCGGGAGTTTGTTCATACTTTATGCAAACCATCTTCCTCATGTCTAGATAAGGTTCTAACATTCGAAGTAACTGTTCATTACTTATTGAGTTATTAGCAATCTTTCTAATCCTTTGTTCTTGTTCGAGTCCATCGTAATTTAAATTCATAACCTTTATTTAGTTAAATGTACTAAATCTTTTTGATCTAATTAAACTTATCTTTGAAGCGATAGTTCGATTCTAAGTATTCCCACAAAGACTGAAACGAGTAGCAGATGGGATTGCCATTCTCGTCTCTTGCGCCGTATTCTATTTCTCCAGTAGGTTCTTTTCTAGTGAAGGTACCGTCTGCCTCTCGCCTAAGAGTAGTTTTACTCCAGTCCTTTTCTCCGTAGTCGTTTTCCCAACAGAACCAAGAGTACCAATCATAACCCTCTTTTGTATAGATTTCGGTCAGTAATGTTTGTGTCATTACAGAATACTCTTCTACGAAGTCTATAAGATCGATCTTGATGTCGTAAGCTTTTTGGATCTTTTGCTCCATCTTTCTTTGAGTCATAATCACCTTCAGAAAATTTTCGTACGTCATAATTTTTATTTTTGTAGTCAGGACAGGATTCGAACCTGTAAGTGGTACACCCAAGTAATTCAGTTCCACCATCTGAATGTATTTAGAGTGTGCGTCTACCATTCCGCCACCTGACCATCCTTCGTTAATAAAGTTCTACATTCAATTCCTTACTCCATTTCTTATATGCCTCAATTGGATCATTAACGTATGCATTTATTTCAGATAGTGCCCTTTCATAATTTGTAAATGCAATTGATTTACAACCAATTCTTACAACACAACCGCTATCTAGAAATTCAATGTTGATTTGATGTCTTCGCCTAATTTCATCTGCAGATGGTTTATATCTATTTGGTCCATCATCTCTAACTGGTTCTTGGCATAATGTTTCTTCTGGTCTCATGGTTTATTTGTTTTTTATTTATTATACGCTTCGTTATAGTTTATATTATAGTATTCTTCTGCAAATAGTTTAACTATTGAGTCATCATACGTTGCCTTTTCCATTCCAGACATAAACGCTACTCTTGATGCTTTTTCTAGATGATCCTTCTCAATCTGCAAAAACCTACTAAAATCTTCATGAGCATGGAATTTGATTGAACCATCCTCTTGTCTGCGTTCAACAAAAATAAAGTTTAGTAATTCCATTACTCCTGTCATTGCTTTTTTTCTCGCTTCTACAACTGGAGGTTTCCAAGAAATTGTCGTTGTTCCCATTTCTGTTGGCTTAAAAGATGTTGGCTCTTGATTTGATGTTTCTTGATTCATGGTTTATTTGTTTTTTATTTATTTTTCATTCTTTCCATTTGTTCGTGGTACTCTTCATACCAAAAGTCCTTGTCATCTTCCCACTGACCGGTAAGTTGCGGATACATTTCCCAAAACATCCCGCTTTTTAAGAGTTTAGTGTAAGAATCCTTTACCTTTGCTTCTATAGTTTCTTTTGTCATAACCTGTTTTTAGAATTCGTTTACTCCATCCAGTCTTTCTAACTCAGCCTGCAAATCTTTTATAGAGGATCCCTTATTAAAACTGGTATTAGGATCCAAGTCTTTGATCTGTTGTGCTAAGTGTTCTTTACGACCCTGTTCGTAGAACCTATCTTCGATAGCTGTGACTAGATCCCACATCTGAGTGTTTCCACTGATGGATATTCTAAGATCATAGTAGTGCCACTTTGTCTTATAGTCAAATATCATGTATCCTCCAGTAAGTCTAGTTAGGAGATTATGTAGCACTCTGTTCCTTACCCTTACGATAGAGTTATCAGATCCGAATAAGTGTAAGAACCTTAGGAACCAACGAGGACACCACTTAGGTTTTGCCTTGTAGTCCATGAATACCACTAAGGGTTCCATCGCTTTGAATATTTCACCGTCTTCTTTCCAAGGAACGGAGCCAAGATATTTGTATTTTTCGTAGAACCCATCAGGAAAGAAAACAGCTCTAAGATCGTCTAAAGTAATGTCTCTAGTGTGGATCATGCCTTTCTTTCTGCCTTTCCAAAACAATAGGCTTTTTCCAAAGTTAATTGCTTTCTCTTTAAACGATCTATTGTCTTTGAATGCAAACTTGCTCTTCTTCATAACTCTTTATTTTTTTGTAGTCAAGATAGGATTCGAACCTATATTACATTTCTGTAATCCTTCTCATTCACGTGATACTGGTGCGTCTACCAATGTCTCAGGCCCCAGTTTTTATCCCAGCGCCAAACAATTCCGCCACCTGACTATTTATTTGTATAAATTTACTAATACTTTTAGACAGATTAAACTATAAGTTTATGGTATCTTAGTCAAAGTAACCCAAATCTTTTAAACAATACAACATAGTCTGTAGTTCATCATCGTGTAATTCGATTCGTTTATTGGTCCACACACCTGTTTTAACGTTGCTTTCTGTTTCCCAACTTATATCGAATCCTTCTCCATTTGCCCACTGAGTTACCTTACAGAATGTTTTAGCTAAACACTCGTATTCGAACTCAACCGATCTCGACTCACCGAACTTCTTGAACTTTGCGTAGTCATTCTCTTGGATGTCTTCTTCAGTGATCTTTAGCCACTTGGCGATTGTCTTTTTGATATTCATATTTTTTCTATTTCTTGTTTTACTTGCATCCAATAAGTCAAATACATTGGATGTGGTGTGTAGTATTCGCTGCTTGTAGATGATAGTGTATCGTCAAATGCACCATCGTCTTCTCTACTACTGATAATCTCATCTACATTTACTAATGCACATTCTTTAGCCACTTGTTTACTAACTACTTTACTCATATACTTTACTACTAAATAGGCTGCTTTTTGTTTTGGATTCATATTGTTGCTTTTATAGTTTTAATGTGTCTACAATCTCCTCTGCGCCAAGATCCTGATGCGCAGCTACAGCTCCATGTTCCTTTAGACTTCTTTACCTCGTAGAATTTACCAGGCTTGGTGGAAGATTCTGCTCTAAATGTTTCTACCGTGGTCTTTATCGAGTGATCTATCTCGAACTCTACCTGATCTACGCTTGTGCCGGATGGTACTGGATACCAACCTGGGCAGATGTAAGTGCCTGATAGAGTGGTTAGTATGGATATCGCTGTACCGAACTGACCGTGTGGCTTGATTCTAAACTTTTTCATAACTTTTATTTTTATACTACTTTCTTATGTACGAATCGTTGATGCATATCAATGCTATCGAACAGCTTCTGTCCTGTTATCCATTCCGTTCTACCGTCTTCGTACTTGATCTTAACGTTGCCCAACATTGGACGATTGATGTGTTGAGATTCTAACAGATACATCTCCATAATCTCTACCTTGTAGGATCTACCTACCAAGCCATTTTCTCCGGGTGTGTACTTGACTTTCATAACTTTGATTTTTTATTCAGTTATTTCTATCTCTGCAAATCGGGCAATATCAACTATTTCCCATCCGACAGCGGTCCAGTCTTTAAATTTGCCATTTGCGAAGAACTCGCTTTCTTCTAAAACATCGCCAAGCAATGGAGTAGCCTCAGCTATTTCTTTACAGTGTTGTAGCGCTTTTTCTCTATCAAGATATGTAGCAACTAAATCGTATGTCTGACGACCGTGTTTGTCTGTGTCTCCTTGAAAAACTTGATATGCTTTCATAACTTTTATTTTAGAGTGTACTAAGATCTATTGGCTCGAGCTTGTAAACATAGAGCGTAATGTTCTCTGAATAAAGTAAAATTTCGCCTTTCTTCCACTGCTCGATCTGTGATTCGCTCGGCTTTGTATTGTCTTTGTCCACAGTTCTGGAGTCAAACAGCCTATTTTCATCAGTCTCTGTGTTCTCAGGAAGGTAGTTCATGTAAAGTTCCTCTTTGTAGAACTGCTTGATGGCGTCTAGTACATTTTCCGCGGAAATTGTCAGATTTTGATACCACTCATTTACAAACTTGCCTTCGCCTTCTGTGTAAGAGTCTTCATTAACTGTGTGTACACTTTCGATTCTGTATCTGTTCATATTGTTTGATTTGGTAACAGGGTAAAAGTACCCCTTTCTGGCGATATTATAAAGCTTTTTTCAAGTATTTTTAGAAGTTTTTAGTTCATCTAATACCAGAGCCCAGGAATAGAAAATGTCTAACCTGGAACTCCAAAATTAGACATTTTTCAGTATTATAACGTATTGGTTTCCAATGGGGAGACCTTGGGCGCGGGTTTATTGCTTTGGGCTTCTATTTACGACTGATGCCAAAATAGCTATCATCGTCTGCTTGTCTCCTCTTACCGTAATCTGTAACTGGACCGTAGTCGTCTTCATCGTCATCTTCGTCTTTTACCTTTTCAACATCAGACATGTGCATGCTGTGTGACCCTTCAGCGCCATCTATTTTTACTACAACAAATCCGCTTCTAATGTCGCTTACTGTTCCTTCTTGACCGTAAAACTCGCTTCCGTATGTTACGACAATACGATCTCCTATTTCTAAGGGTTCGTTTTGAGACTCTGTTAAAAGTCCTGCTATCTTCTGTAGCCTTGATATCTCTTTACTCATTACTTATACTTTTTTAGGATTGAATTGTTAACATCTATTCTCTTGTTGTTTTTAATTCCCGACCTTTTTGACTTCATCGGTCTTGGTTTTGGAGAAGCCTTTGCCATTTCTTTTATCCATAAATATTCAAGAACTTTGGTTAGAATTGACTATTTTCTTTTCTTTGATCAACTGCTTACACGTATTTCTTACGTCGTTCCAGTACTTGATCACGTCGGAATCCTCGATGTCCGATATTACTCCTTGTACAACTTCAATGGATTTCTCTCCGTACTTCTCAACCAAAAAATTAGCTCTTTCTTTTGTATTCATATAGTATATTAGTTATGCTTCTATCGTTTCGTAAGACTCTACCGTTCTGAGTCCTGAATAGTGACACATATTGATCTGCTCCCTGATTCTTAGCAGCGCTGCTTCTTTCATTTTCGTTTCCAGCATGATGTCCACATCGATACCGTAAAGGTTTGGCAGAGCGTTAACGTAATCTGAGTGTGCTTGAGGCTTGATCTTGCTATCGCTCTCGTGCAGTGCTTTAGACTCTGAATAATGTACCACTGGTTTAATACCTTGTGGCCACGTAGATGCGGCAAGCTTAAGTGCATCCTCTTCTGACATAGCATCCTTCTGACATCTGTGATGGTGATAGTCAAACACAATAGGAATCCTAGCTTTTTCGTACAGATACATCAGATCTTTTACAGTATATAATGACTCTTTGTCATCGTTTTCTATGGTAAGCCTAGACTTTACAGCGTCGCTTAGCGATTGAAAGTTATCTGCGAACCTTTGCAAGCATGCCATTTTGTCACCGTGAGTGCCACCCATGTGTATGTTGATCTTGTTGTACGGAGTCCTTGACAATCTCATAAGATCCATGATTTTACCATGAAGCTCGAGATCCTTGATACCGTTTTCTACTACGTTTCTACTTGGACTGCTGAGAGTGGTGAATGGACCAGGATGCATAGTCAGTCGCATGTTATGGAACTTGGCAAAGTCACCAGCTTTCTTTAAAGCTTCTGCAATCTTCTTGTAGTCAGGTAGATCTGTAAGCTCTATAGTATTGCCCCAAGGAATCATATCGCTGCTCATTCTAAAAAAGAATATACCATTCCACCTGTTCCACTCTAATATGTGGATGAGATCTGATGCGTTTGCAAGAGAAAGCTTGGACTGATATGCTATACCTTTTTTGTCTAACGTACTCTTACGCATGGTCCTATTCGTGGTCCTAAATGGCATAGACGTATTGATACAAGCATAACCTAAATTCATAACTTATTTGTTTTAGTAAATGTAATCTATTCTATTCTAATAGTAAATTATAAATAATTGGAGCAATTTTTTATTTATTTACCATCTTATCACGCTAAGAACTAATCTTCTTTTTTCTCTCTCTTACTCTTATTTTCTTTTCTTGTTGTATAAGTTCTGAATAATAGTATATAGTGATAGGAATAATTGGACTTATTATATTCATGGCTACGAATTTTTGAGTGAATCCAATTTCGAACCAATAATAAAGTACGTTAATGGCCCAAGAAATTATACCAAAAAATATAGCTGTGTTTCTTTTACCGTACATAGTAAAAAGGTATATGCTAGACTCTAAACTAACTGCGAATATCCAACTCATAACGGTAGCGAAAACACTACTTTCTTCACCAATAAGAAAAAATAAACTTGCTGCGTGGGATATTTGAGTTAATAGCGCGCAAATAATGGTAACTCTTATAATTGTTTTTTTATCTATTTTTATCATACAAACACTTTTGTTAATTTATAAGAACTCCTCGTGTTGGAAACTTTTGATCTTTAGCAAACTCTTGTAATACTGTTTGGTGAAGACTCTTAACTTTCTCGTGAGCTCCATAGTACCACTGAGTATTAACATCTCTTATGACTTCTATTTCTACCAGCTCTTTTAAATCGTTACATCCTCCCTCGTAACCGTCTACAAGAACTGGAAGGTTCGGATCCAGCTCTTGTAGTTTTTCTATCAGTTCTTTTACGATCATACGATTTTATTTTGCGTCGTTGTAAGGTCGCTTGTACTGTCGAGTTCTGTTGCTGTCATAGACCTCGTCAACTTCTTTCTCTTTTCCGCTATTGATCTTGTTAACCACTACTTTAGCGTATGCTTCTGTGCTGAACACACCGTACACATACTCTGTCTTTTTAGCGTGATTCACTGTGTAGACCCTAAACGGAAACTCGTCAGGATTCACATAGGTTTGAGATAGAGCGTGAGTTCTTGATGGTGATTTTACCAACACTTTCTTGTAACTTGGATACATCGATTCTTGCAATTCTTTTGCCATGTTTTTTTAGTTTTAATTATATAGATTGATTGATTCTTTTGTGTTCGTATCATAGCACTCCCAATATTGTCCATCGAAAATGTATACATAGTCTATGGCAGTATTACTCAACAGATTTTCTAGTGTGCTGATACTTGAGCTAACTCCAGTTTCTCCTCTATCCCTACCGTACGCCAAACAATAATCTCTAACTCGATTATCGAAGTCTTGTTTCTCGCCTATGAATTTACCTAGCACGCTCAAATCACCCAGCTTGAGTAGCTCGTTTACTCGATTGATGTTGGTGTAATTCTCGGTAAGGATTTTTCCATTATGCTCTGGATAACCGTCAAAGTGACAGTAAATGTACTTTATGGTTCCGTCTGCATTTCTAATTCCTATGTTTGATCTTGTTGACATAACTTTTATTTTTTAGAATGAGTGATTTGATTGTTCTTACTTGCCGAGTATTAACACTTCTATTGTGTAGTCTCCATTGTACGCTCTATTTTCAGGGTGAGTGAGCCACACTCTAAAGTCATCTTCCTTGATCTTGAGTTTATCTCCATCCCATGCTTGTTCTATTGTCTCTAAGCTTTCTAATTCTCTTTTTGTGTATTGCATAACTTTTATTTTTCGTAACCAAATCTTTTAGCGTCGCTGTGTCCCATTTGCACATAGTCTACCTTAACTGTTTTCTGCAAAGACACATCTTTTATGACGCCTGTGAGTCTGTCTTCCAATAGAATTTGTGCTGTGCCATCGTAGATATCAAGCTCTATGCTACTGAAGTACTTGTCGGCATCTTCGTAGGTATCGAAGACTTCGGTAACTGTATCGTCTTCATTGTATCCATCGAGAAGCTCGAACTCTTGGTCTCCGTACTCGTCGACTATGGTTACCCACGGTCCAGTGGTTACGAAGAACTTGTTTGGCAACTGTCCGTCTCCTATGATCTCTGAAGCTAGCTGTTTCTTTTCTAAATTTGTCATAACTTTGATTTTAGTTTTTTGATAATGATTATTATTTAAGTTTGCATGTTCTTACATGACGATCATAATTATTTCCATTTATAGCGATTAGTTTTTTGCAATATTCGCATTCTACTTTTTTATAAGCTAATCCTTTTTTTCCTGAACTTATCCTATCTCTAATTTCTTGAGATCTTTCTCCCATTTGTTTTCCTTTCCTGGACTTAGAGATATTATCCTTATGCTCTTGAGTTCTAGTACATTTTTTCTTTCCTTTATTGGAGTTAGATATTTTATTTTTAGTCTCTTCTGAAAGAGATCTTTTTTCTCTATTAAGTGCTGCAAATTTCATTTTTTCAATGGCTTCTACTGTATGCTTATAACCTCGATGCTTAATTTTCTCTTCCTCCGATCTATTTCCCAGTCTTCCCTCTCCTCCGTCTGTTTCATTTACTAATGGACCTTTTTTCTTATCTTTTCTACCAATATCAGATATCATTCCAATCTCAATTTTAATAGCTTCTTCCCAAGATATTCCGTCCAATAAAATATCTGCTTCGAAGCCTAAAGCTTTCTTCACAACACTATGCCAATGTTTATTTCTACGTTGAATAGAGAATGCTCGCTTTTTTTCTTTTCCTATTCCTATATAAAATATTTCTCCAGTATCTAATCTTCTATGTTGATAGACTATAGCCATAGTTTTTATATAAATATGTCTGACTTGATTAAGATTCAACTATTGATCTACGCCTTCTAATTCGAAACTAATCGTTGCGGATTCTACTTCATCTTCCACAACTGTACCATAGTCAATGCGATCGTTACTTAATTGATATCCGAATTTCATACCAGATTGTCCATTTCTATTTTTTGTGAACTCTATATAAGTCCCTCCTCCATCTCTATCAGATTCTCTTCTTAATTCCATGTGAGAATCGACTAGATGTTTAATTTTATTCGATCCAACAAAAACTCCTGATTTGGTAACTTGTTGAATAAGTAAAAACGTAGAGAAACAGTTTCTGTCATTCGATCCTTCGTTATTTTTCGAGCAAAGATCGATAAGCCATTTTTCTGCTTGAGATTGAGAAATTTTATTATCGTCTTTCACTTGATCAAATACTTCTACTATGCTGTCAACTACGATATAATCGTATCCTCTAGAAAGAACTTTCTCTACGACGTTTTTAAAATTGTTGTTCAAAAAATCAGCCATAAACAAAGTCTCTAATTCTCCAAAAATAGGAAACCTCTTCATGTACTTATACATCTGTATTTTTCCCATTTCACCACTGATGAAGAGACACTTAAGCTTACGATTATTGACTTGAAGATTGGCAAGCGTGTGAAGCAATACCGTAGTCTTACCTACGCCTGGATCGCCTGTACACATGATGTTGGTGCCAACGGGTACTCCACCTTCGTAAGAAAAGAGCTGATCGATCGGCTGGCCAGTTGTATTACGCTGAAGCATACCCTCAGTGATGTCGAGGTTCCTAAGCTTACCGACTTTTGAAAGGTCGATGTGTTCGGGCTTAGAGATCGTAGCTTCGTTGGCTTCGATACTGGATCCACGCTTTGCGCCTTTGGATGCGAGATACTGATCGACTGTGATGCCGAATTCTTTTGCTTTTAACTTTGCGTAGTACAACTGGCCGTAACTAAGATTCTTTTGATTCATGCTCTTTTGATTTGGTAACAGGGTAAAATTACCCCTTTCTGGCGACATTGTAAAGCTTTTTTGAACTATTTTTAGAAGTTTTTAGTTTATCTAATCCTGGTTCCCCGGGCTGAAGATTTTTCAGTCCAGGGGATCCCCAAGTAGTTGATTTTCAGCCTATTTCTAACTGGTTGGTTACCAATGAATTGCCCGAGCTCTCTGGGAGCTCACTGGCCACTCGATTAAACTAACTTAAGTATTGCTTTGGTTATCTTATCTTGAGCGTCCCGTTTACTCGAATCTACTATAGATCTGTATTGATTGAAGTAGTAATTGAACATCTCACTCCTATATTGGCCGATTGGTAGGTCTGAAATTTTGTTCATATTATTGTCGTACATGGATCTTTCTTTTGATACTATGGCAGATAGCGTATTAATTTGACGCTCTAGAATGTAATTAATTTTGTCCTGTTTAGTGTAGTATTTAGCGCTCCATCTCCCGTGTTCGTTCTTATATAATCCGCAATCTCCACCACCGTTTACTAAATATCCACTACGATAACCTTTGGATAAATTAGTCGCATAAAACCCTCGATCGTATTCACGTTTATAGACATAATTCTTTCCTTTACAAATTCTGAGCAATGCTTTGATCATATCAGTGTACCTAAAGTCATTACCATTTGCAATCATGAAGTCTACGATCTGTTTTTTTACTGTTACTTTTTTCATTTCTATTAGTTGTTATTATGAGTTATTAAAGGTTATTAAGGCTTATTAGTCTACGATTATGATCATCTCTGGATCTTCTTGCTCTTCCTCTTCTTCTACGAATTCTTTAGCAAGTTCTTTCTCGATAGCTTTGAGCTTTGCTTTGCTTACCTTGCCATACCACTTAGTAGTGAAACGATTGATGCTCATGTCGCCTTCGTCAACTAGAAGCTGATCGAGCATGATGTTGTAAGGTAATTCCATGGCTTCTTTTGGTCCGTCTTCATCTGCCCACTCTACCAATACAGAACAGTTTGGATTGTTCTTTGAATGGATCTGTGCGGCGACATAAGGATCTTTTGGCATGATAGCTTTAACCGTTTCTTTCTTAGTGAACCAATCTGTGAGGGTGAGTTTGCACTTTATCATATAACTTTTATTTTAGTTTAGGTGAATTGTTTGAAGTTCTTTTGGAAAGTGAGGATATATAATAACTGGACATTCTATAGCTTTCATAGCTTTTATTTTATTTTCCACGCGTGTTTTACGATGCGTTTTGGTTTTAGAAGAAGACTCGCGTGATCTAAGATCTTACCGTCATTGATAGCTAAGGCGTGTCCTGATACTAGCACAAAATAATTTCCTATTGGATATTCTTTGGCAAATGTGCCTACAGTCATTTTACAAACAACTTCTTTGTTACTGTGTTTGATATGATACACTTTTTTTGTGCCTATTTTTGGTACTCCAAGAGTTTTAGTAAAGTAAGCATCTAAAGTGTTTGTGCGTACGCCTTTTTTCTTTTTTCTTAACCACATGTTCTCAGCAACATTATATGCTTGGTCATAAGATGAACCTGTTGTAGCTGCTAAAGCTAATACGGTACAATTATTAGAATCATTATTCAACTGCATTGATACTCCTTGCTTAATGACTTGATTTGTGATTGTCTCTTGCATAACTTTTATTTTGATGAGTGAACCGGAACGTAATTTATAGCCTGCTTTCCTGACACAGTGTTGATATTGTGAGAAGACGTGTACCTTTCGTTAAGCATATCTAAGCTACGTCTGCGTCTTAGGTGCTTTCTGAAGTTGGGACTTGGCATCTTGCCTTTGTCTCCACCGAATCTGTTAATGGTCTGCATAACTTTTATTTTTGGATTTGATTAGAAACAAACAGAGTCACGTGATGCCCAATCTTCGGCGTCGTAGCGCTCAAGGGTGGCGATATCCTGGTCGATAGACGTGTCTCGCAATTCTCTAATATCGTCATCGCTTTCTTTTGCACCAGTGTACCACTTATCCATGTACTCTTCCCAACTCATACGACCTTCGTTGTAAGCTTGCTCGTCTTTCTCTTGATTCAGCGGAGGACTCATCATAAAATTGTCAGAATCAATGACGAAGTTAACTTGACAGTTAGGAAGCATTTCTCTAAAAGCCTTGTAGTTAGCCTCTGCGATTCCCATATCGCCGTTAACTTCAACTGTGCTGTCAATGATTGTCTCGTGGGTCAGGTAGTCGAAAGCGAAGATCTTAATAGTCATACTGTTTGATTTGGTAACAGGGTAAAATTAAGACAAAAGGGCTATACGAAAAAATCCTGGCAAAGAATTTTTGAAAGTTTTCAAATTATTCAGTCCAGGATCAAAAGGCTATATATTATCTAATGGGGAGCCAAAAAGCTGCGAAAATGTAACCCTCTGGAAACCAACCAGTTATGATTAACTGATTGGAAACCAATAGGTTATCTATAGATCTGCTTGCATGGGTTCGTTGCTAGGCGAATATTCTTCGGTACATATAGAAGCATTTACGAACGTAGTACCACGATCGTTAGTGTACTTTCCATGAGGTGCATGTATGTGTCCAAACACGTGAAGTTTTAAGTTCTCTAATTCGTAGTTGACCGTGTACTCTAACTCTTCGCATCCTACATTGTCTACTCCGTTTTCTAACAGATCTAATATTCCTTTGGCTGGTCCGTGAGTGATAAGAACATCCACGTTTTTTGGTATCACGCTCCAGTAATTTCTAATCTCGTGTCCTCTTGCAGCGTTAAATGCCCAGTATTCTTTAAAGAAATCGGGAGTCATAGGAGATCCGTGAAACAGTTTTCCTTGGATTATCTCCGAATTGTTTTCTAGGTAGTGGATTCTTTTGTCCATTGAACCAAGAAGATCTATCAACCACTCAGGTTTTTTTAGCTCGTAAGTCTCTACGTCTCTGTTGTTTTCGTAGTATCTTACGAACCTACCTTTATTAGTTTCTCCAAAAAGTGGATCAAAGGATAGATCATGGTTACCCGCAACAAATACGATATCATCAAAGTTATCCAACTGTCTGTGAAAGAATGCTATGATCGATTGTACGTCTGCTCTTTTACCTATATTGGTTAAATCTCCAGCGTGCACAAGAATATTACCTGTTCCAACTGAATGCTTCATTTGATTGTGTAAACCATGCGTATCGCTGATACAAGTAATTTTCATTTCTATTACGCTTTTTTGTTTTTGATATTTAAGATCTTAATCCACACTAACATAAAGAAAAACATAGGCCAAAATATAACCCACAATGGAGCCAAGAACCATCCGTCTCCAGATTCGTTCTGTAAGTGGAGCTTTCTAACGAATATATTAATTGCCCAATAAGATAGACCGATAAAATAATAGATAATGTAGTAAATGTGTTGATCGTGCATAACTTTTGTTTAGGTAAATGTAATGAATTTATTCGAATCAGTTACACTCATATTCTTGGTGTCTTCCAAAGTATTTGAATCGCTATGATAACAAAACACAAAGCTAAACACACCGCAGTTTTAGAACTTATCTTTTCATCGAACATTAGCCAACCCATAATGGAGAACACCGCTATTCCAACTGAGAATCCCATAATCCTACCTGGCCACATTTGATCGTCGAAAGCTTTAGCAAAATAGTGTACGCTCTTAATAACAAAGAAAGATATCGGTGCTCCCATCAATACCATCAACCATAGATTGTTTTTAAGTAGGGGGATTTTATACGATCCTTGAGCGCAAATAAAACTTAATACTTGTGATATTAATCCGTAAATGATAGCGTAAAATAAATTCATAACTTTGTTTAATATATCGAGACAGAGTGTTTCTTCATCATTAAGTCCACTCTTTCTTTCTCTATATTGGTAAGTTTTGTAGGTCTGTGTTGAATAGACTTTATAAAGTTGGTATCTCTTTCTATATCTGAAAGTCTTGCTTTCGATCCGTCTGTAGATTTGGACGCCCAAAACTTATAGTTCTCTAACAGTCTTTCTTTTAGGGCGGTAATTTTTTCGCCGTAACTAGCTCGTCTCTCGGAGAAACTCTTGGCTACTTCCATTATTTTGTCTGTTTTATCAGCGATCTTTGAAAGTAGCCAAGATTTTCTGTCCATTTTATGTGATGTTTAGTATTTTTCCTGTTGATTGATTTCCTCCTGTCTCGTCAACCTTTTTAGATCCCTTGCTCAGCATCTTCTTAATCTCTTTCTTGATCTCTTTTAAACTATCTACGTATTCTTTGAGCTTCTCTTTTTCTTCTATAGTCAAGTGCTCTAGATTAACTCTTCCCATTACATGTTTTATTTTTTATAAATATCTTTAAAATATCTTATTCTCTTGATCTAGTTTCATTTCTTCTTCTAGCAGTTTATATTGAGAACTCATGAAGTTATCGAAGTCTTGCCAAACTATTCTATCTTCTTCATCATCTTGAAACGCCACCAATATCTGTTCGTTTCTATCTTTAGCAATTGCTACAAATCCAAAACCCTCGCAAATTATGGGATAGTAATTACCTTTAACTAAATTTTTTGCTACCTCATAAACATCAAAGTCATGAGGAAATCCGCGGTCCCATACATCGCAATACTGTTTAGAAAACTCTGCCATTTTATTTTATGTTTGAAGTGAATAATGATCTTACTGCTCGACCTAATTCTGGGTCATTAGGCAACTCGTATAATAAATACTTAAAGGTTGTATATAACCGATCTTGATCTTTTATTAAAGATAGTTGATACTCTACTTTGTCTAAGAGCTCTTTCTTTTCTTTATCTGTCATATATTAGATTTTTGCTTTTCTGATTGTTGGTTTAGTACTATTAATGTCTAGTAAAGGAGATGGTGATGATCCAATCCCTAAACTTCCACTATATGGAGCATACAATATTTTATCCTTATCTGTTTTCTCTACCACTAGTGGGTGATAATCTTTACCGTCATGATGGATTGTAAAATTACTAGGTACTAACACCTCTTCTTTTGGCTCTTCTTTCTTTGGAATATAAGTTGCAGCTTTAGCCGCTACTACTCCGCTTGCGAATGTTGCAAGCCCTTTAAAAAATGATCTACGGTTATTTTCCATTTTTATCTATTTTGTCACTATATTTTATTGCGAGCCACAACATGCCTAATGGTATGATTGCTGCAGTTGCCACTCCTAATATAAGATTGATTATTTGTTGTATCAATGTATTAGGATTTTAATTTAGAATGTAAACTTACAAATATTTGTAATCATTAAACTTTTTATTTTTAGAGTTGATTCTCCATAAAATTGTAGGTGAAGGAATTCCAGTTTGTCTAGTTGCTTCTGCCAAACTTTCGTATATATTATTATCAATCATTACTTGTTTCATGTTTGGTGGTTTTCTGCCTTTATTCTTTTCTGATATCGACTTCTTTACCTTATCGCTGTGGGTTTTGTTATAGAATGCATTTTTTTCTTTAGCTCTATCATATACAATATGATATTTGCAGTATTCTGCATTTTGAGATACTTTAATTCCACAGGTTTTGCAATAACACATAGATATTCCGCCTTTCCAGTTAGGATTTTTTTCCATAGGTTTAGATAACTTTTGTTTTCTTTCTTCTATTGACAAACCATCTCTCCATTTTTGACTTCCAATTTTTATATTTTCTATTATTACATGTCTATTTGGATTTTTTGTTAGGTTATCTCCACCGTTAGCGTGAATTCCTATGTTATATGCAGGATTTTTATTTAAGTATAGTTGTTCAAGATCGAACAGTTCTTCTTCTTCACATATTTCTACTATTTCAAATGCAAAATTATATGATCTGTATTTATTCCACGCTCTTTGCAAAATAACATTAATATGTTTATCATTTATTAAATCGTTCTTATGTCGTTTCCAACGTTTTTCTATTTCTTTAGAAGATCCATAATAACATTTATCGTTCACTAAATTCATTATTCTATATATTCCAATCATAGGACTGCCTTTTAATATAAATATGATTAAATATAAAAAATTAAAAGGTAGTCCTAAAAACTAATTTGATAGTGGCATTTTTATAGACGGGTGATATTGATAATCTTCTAAAGTAATATCTTCCAATGTGTACTCTGCTATATCATTAACTGTTCTATCAGATATCTTAACAGTTGGTAGTTTATATGGTGTTCTGGTCAACTGTTCTTTGATAGGTTCAATATGATTAAGATATAAATGACAATCTCCTAAGCTACCTATCAAGTCTTCAGGAAGCATATTAACTTGTTTAGCTATCATCATCAACAACAATCCGTAACTTGCTATATTAAAGCTCAAGCCCAATCCCGTATCGATGCTACGTTGATTCCACATTAGAGAGATTGCTCGTTTTGGTGTTCTATCGCTAAATGCTTCTTCTGTAATAATAAGATTATCCAATTCAATATCTCTATTTTTCATCACCCATTGTATCTTCTCTTCTAAACTCAACTCTCTAGTATACATTTGAAATCCATAATGACAAGGAGGAAGAATCATTTGATCTAACTCACCTACATTCCAAGCACTAACCATCAATCTTCTACTATCGGGATTTGTTTTTAGTTCGTTGATTAGGTTTGCGATTTGGTCTATGCCTTCAATATTCCATTTCAACATTGGTCTATCTGGGTGTGAGGGATCTGTTTTATTTGTTGCTTCCCATTTAAGAGTATTCCAACTTCTCCATTGTGACCCATAGATTTTTCCCAATTCACCCCACTGCTTTGCAAACTTATCATCAGTTTTGATTTTGTTGATAAATTGTTCTTTATTAGTAATGGCATAACCTGCAATTGTGGTATCATCCATAAACTTTTCCAATGTCTTTCTTTTATAATTTTCCCAAGCATCACCATCCCAAATATGACAATCATTATCAACTAAGAATTTAATATTAGTATCACCTCTTAAAAACCATAACAACTCCGTTACCATCACTTTCCATGCCATTTTCTTTGTAGTTAGCAGAGGAAAGCCATCACTCATGTTGTGTCTGATCTGCCTACCGAATACTGACCTTGTCCCGGTCCCGGTCCTATCTTTTTTTTCTACACCATTATCAAGTATATCTTGTAGTAGTGCTGTGTATTGCGGGTCTAAATTATTCATTAGTCTTATTTATGCTCTTCATTACTTTTTCAAGCTTCTCTAGTTGGTCATTATTTTGTTTTATCAAATAATTGTTTTCGTACAGTCTTTGAGAAACATCTGCTTGCGTGTTTTCTATTTGATTAATTCCATTACTTATTGAATCTTGTTTTATTAAGACTGTATCTACTTTATCTTTTGTAATAGCTACGTTTGACTCAATAGATTTTATGTCTTTAGGAGTTCCTATTATCTTGGTAAAAACTGAGTAGACGATAAAAGATGACAGTATTACTGCGCTTAAAACTTCCATTAATTCTGTGAAAAACTTTTTCATGTTTGTTGTTAATTATTGATGTATGTAATTGGTGGCTCTATATTTTTTAGTGAGATCATATTCAGTTTAAGTTGATGCAAAACAAATATAACTGAAAGTGCTATTAAAGTTGATATCAAAGTAAATAGCAATACTTTTTTAAGGCTAAATTTTTTAATCTTTACTTTGGCTTCATCTTTGATCTCTATGTCTTTAATCTCTTGCGTTATTGGAATACTTCTTAAAGATTGCAATAAGATATCGCTATTCTTTTTAGTTATGTATTGACCTTGATTTTTACAAGTTACGATCGCATTATAGATCTCTTCGTGTTCATCGTTTTTGGTTAGATATCCATCTGCGCCTAGTTTCAACATCTCTAACACCATTTGTTTACTATCATTCATAGTAAGCATCACAACTTTAATATGAGGATATAGCTTCTTTATTTCTGCTAAAGCTGCTGATCCGTCCATAACAGGCATGTTTATATCTAATAGTATGACATCAGGTTGTACATGCTTGAGTTGCTTTATTAGTTTTAATCCGTCTTCAGATTCCCCTATGATGTCTATATCTTCTTTAGTTTCTAACCAAGACTTAACGCCTTGTCTATAGAAGAAATGATCATCGCATATAATAACCTTTATCGTATCAGTCATTATTCGAATGTTTTAATTTTAGCGGTAACTTCTTTTAGTTCTGACCACGTACCATTATAAGTAACAGCTCTAACTTTACGATTATCGATCCACATATACTCTTGACCATCTTTGATTCTTGGTTTATCCATAATTAGTCCGTGATATTTGAACCCGTGTTCTCTTAACCAAGCTTCCGTTGCCTCTCTGTCCTTGCTTTGTCTTGCAGTAAAGAAGTGAATAGTGTCTCCTTCGTCGTACCACTTGTTTAGAGTATCTTTGGCTCCAGAATATTCCTTAGCTGTTGGATATAGGTGACTGTCCTCGTTTTTTATATCATCGCAAATCGTACCATCGATATCAACTAAGAGTATTTTATTCATGCTATTTGTTTTAATCTTCTACTTTATCCCAATAAGTTTCTGTTATAACTCTTTCTTTCTTTTCTACTCTATTGAGTTCTTTTATTTCATTTAAATCTACATCTTGTTCTGAATAGACGTAAGTGTTAGTTTCCCAATATCCGTCTAGCGATCTATCAATTTCTGGAAACCATGATTCTCTAATTACTATAATTGATCGTATATAAAAGCTAGATCCACGTCTATGTTCTTGAAAGCTTGTGTCATCAAAGTCAGATATTAATTCATTAAAGTCTACGCCTAGTTCTTTGGCATTTTTTCTTGTAATTTTATTTATCATATTATTTATTTAATATTCTGATTTGATAAGATTAATAAACTCTGTAAATTCTTCATTTGTAATTTCATCTGTGTCTATTTGATGGTACAAAAAGGAATATTTGCCATTAGTTATGCATCCTTTTTTTTGTACAAATCCATATGACTCTAGTAGTTCTAGTCTTTCTGAGTAATTATATATTGCGGTCATAATTAATCTTCCTGATTCCATTTAATACCCTCGCCTTCTACAAGTATATCGTCTGCTATTTTAGATAATAAGTCAGGCGCATAAATAATAGCGTCATCGCCTTGCATTATACATTCTCCAACTCCGTATTTTTCAAAATACTGTGTAAGCATTTCGATAGCCTTTTCTTTTTTTTCTTCTGTCCAATTAATTGTGTACATAGTTATTTGCTTTCGTAGATGTATAATTTGTAATGACTGTTCTTCGTTGTAAATATAATCAATTCTTCTGAAACAGATTTAATTTCTTTTACGGTTGTGGTCATCCAAGTGTACGTATATCCTGCGAAGTCTAAGACCAAACTTCTGCCTATTCCTGGTTCTGAGTGCTTTTCTTTGAACGTGCCATTTTCTTTCCACTCTATCCAAATTATATCGTTTCCTTTTTTTACCAATCCATCAGATCTCTCTAACTTGTACTTATGCGTAGGTTTAAATTCACTATCGCAGTCTTCGCAGTACAAATGATCTATCATGCCTTCGCTAATAATCTTGTTACACTTGTTGCAAAGCGTTGCGCCTCGACCCCCGTTAAATTTATGTATTGGCTTTTTCATTAGTGAGAATCTCCTATATTATTTTTTTCTGAGTAGATAAGATAGTCTGGGTTAATTACTTTTGCGATCTTCCTTCTATCTCCGGATACGTCTTTTATTACTACTCCTTCATGAGGTACTTTAGTGCCTTCGATAAAGTTATTGAATACCAACGAGTCCTGTATTTCCTTAGACCACATTCCAGTCCATAAAATAGGCACATAGGGTACTCTGAAATGCGATATGATCATGTATGCCGCGCTACTTGTATCTACGTACTCACCATTTATGCTTACATCAAATCCCATCAATTTAATCTCGTCTAGTCCATAGTCATATCCTTTTTGTATGCCGACGCCGTAGATCTCTCCATATAGAGTAATTCCGGTACCAATATCTTTTGCTCCTCTAAACTTGGCAATGTTCCACATCTTTTCTTTAAGATTGTACTTATCTGCAATCTCGTACCACACATTAGTATCGTAGAATCCTTGAGAGTCTGATCCTTTCTCTACGTTGTGAGATCCTACTACGAACTCGTACTCTACCCATTCGTTACCAAAGAACTTTTTTATTTTGTCTAAGAAAGACATTTTATTCTTTTTTACTATTCCATATCTTGCATTAGTTCCATGGATCTTCCTAGTGATCTCGACTAAGTCCTTCTCTGTGAACATGTCTGGAACGTTCTTAGCATTCGGGAACTTGTAGTACACTGTAAAGTTAGGATTGTCTTGGTACCTTACCTTTCTACCTGATGACAGCTGAACCATTTTTATAGGAGGTTCGTACTTAAAGATCTCCATCAATTCCATGCAATCCACTCCTTCCTTTCTGTATTTTTCTGGAATGAAATTAATGGGAAGAATCAAACACTCGCTATACACTCCACGAAGTTTAACGGTTCTGACCCTTTGACCATTTCTCAAATAACTAGTTACTCCCATGGCCACAGATAACTCTAAAGGAATTACTGCGTCTGTAGTGGCTACTACTACCAGATCTCCTACTTTGTATGCATCCTTTTGAATCACACAGTTCCATCCGCCTATGGTAGCCAAGACTATTTTGTCGGCTCCTTCTATTGGCTTGATTTCATTTATTTTGGATATGTAACAGACCGAGTTTAAATTTTCCATGTTTTATTATTTTTTATCGTTAAGTTCTGGTAAAATTTTTATTGAGCTTGGTTTAACGTGACGAATAGGCATCCTGTCTAAAGTCACTTGAAAACCGAAAGAAGGAAAGTTCTTGTTGTATCCTATAAATTGACAGGTTCCTACCCACCTCTCATTGCTTTCAGTCAACACAGAGATTCTTTTTCCCAAGAACTCTTGTTGTATGTGATCTATTACGTGTTGTGGCATCTCTTTAATAGTTAAAAATCCCTGACGATCTCCTCTTTTAATTTTACTAATTTTATTTTTATAATCGGTTTCGTTGTGGGCTAATACAATCCACCAATCTTCGTAAATTCTTACTATCATTTGTTACCTCCTTGTATTTTATCTATTATCAAATTCGCACAATCCATAAAACCCTTTTCATAAGCAGTGTATGCGTATTCTATAGTAGGGTAAGGATTCATTACTTGTTTTTGATAAAATAACTCTTTTTCTATCTCTTCATAGGTTGGGAGTTCAATGGGTCTTAACATAGCAAGAATTAAATACGCTTGTTTAGGATTTGCTTTAGCGGCATTAATCGCAATAGATACTTGTTCTTCTGTGTATAGTTTCATAACCTTTTTGTTTTTAGTTTTGTAGATTTGGTTGGTTATCCAATACCGCCACGTGGAGGCATCTACTTGGTATCAAGGGCTTCGTTGCTACTTCGCTGTTATCGGCCGATTCAGTGTTTTCGCCATTCATGTTTTATTAAAGTGTATATCCCCTACTTCACCCAATTGGATACCAACACTTTTACTACTTTGATCGGGACGCAGGACAAAGTAGAGAAAAAACCTCCCGTGTAGTCAGGACAGGACTTGAACCTGTAAGTGATGTGTGGATTTTACTTGCCCACTCATTGCGCATACCAATTCCGCCACCTGACTATGTTTTAATTACCAACCTGATGGTTCATTTGCGTCTTGCACGCCTCTGTCATATCCTGCATCCCACCCTCGGTCGAAAACTTTTTTACTTTCTTCATCAAATAGCAGCTGTAATAGCTCAGCTTTTTCCTCTTTACTATAGAATGACTTACCATCGTCTTTTAACCCTAATTCTAATATATCTACTATTTCTTGTTTCATGCGTTTATTATTTAATTATTATGCGTTGAATATATGTGTTTAATTCTGGCTACCCACTAGTATGCTACATATTCGGATGCAATTATATCATAGTGTGTGAATCGTTCCTTAACAGCATATTGGTAAGCTGCTTCACGGGTATTGAATACCTTGATATCGTTACTTTTAATTTCAATTCCATCGCTGAAATACGGGATAACTACATATACGTTCATACTCTGTTGATTTGGTAACAGGGTAAAATTACCCCTTTCTGGCGACATTGTAAAGCTTTTTTAGACTATTTTTAGAAGTTTTTAGTTTGTCTAACACAGGAGCCCAGGACTAAATATTTTTCATCCCAGGGACCTATAACTAAATGGTTTTCAGTGATTTCACAAGTGATTGGCTTTCAATAGGTTACCCAGGATCTTTGGGAGCTCATGGGGACAGCCTTTTTTGTCACAATTTAACGCTAAAACGTGCTTTCATCTGCTCTAGTTTCTCATCTGGGACACCGTGAACGTTAATCCCGTTGTGTGCATTCTCTACAATAATTCTGAAGACCATGTAGCCGTACTTTTCTGCCAATTTGTAGTACTCTTCCATTTCCCATTCTTGCGTAAATGTATTGGCTACAGCGATTTCTGGGTAGTATTGGCTATTTTCGTTGTGTGTCTTCATCATCGTTTCTACTTTGTCTCTGCACCATTTGTGAGCTTCTTTAAGTTTAGATGCGTCGAATCTGTACACTCCGTCTTCACCTATAAAATACTGATCGGCTTCGCATATAACTTGTTCGGTCCAAACGAAGTGAGCGAATGTCGATTTTCCCGCTCCCGATACACCCCTTATTAATGTTAGTACTCCGTTCATAGCTTTATTTTTTATAATGTTCTACTTTTTGGTGATGATCAAACTCTAACATGCTTTTTATTGGTTGTATATTCATTATCCTCATAATCTCTCTCATCTCCATTGGCTTCATATCGTTTCCGTCCACACCAACATCCATCATTTTACCAGGGCCGATTCTTTTATGCCTAGGCAGGTGCACGTGGCCATGTAGGTGAATAGTTTCTCTTGCTAAGTTGTTCCAGCTTGCAATAGGAAAGTGCATCAGCACAAAGTCCTGTTGCTCCATCAATGGAGTTCCAACATTCCACTTCACAGTTAACTCAAGATATTTGTTTACGGAACTAAAAAGATTTTGACAGTCTTCTCTATTGTTTTCTATGTGATGATCGTGGTTACCCGTGATCAAGTGAATGGTCTTACAAAAGATCCCATCTCTAAACTGTTTGATGCTTTCGAATCCACCGAAACTCCAATCTCCTAAGTGAATCAGTATATCGTCTTGCTCAACTACAGCATTAATGTTAGCTATAAGATGCGAGTTCATTTGTTCTAATGATGCGAACTCTCTACACGTTACTGGATCTATCCATTTAGTTGTTGCTGAACAGATGTTTGCGTGATTGTAGTGAGTCAGGTGTCCGAGGTAAACCACAATCGGGTATCCTCGGACAAATTAATTTTCATGTTCATAATCTTCTTTGTTTACATCCCAATCGCTGACTACGAATTTTAATCCTACGTAGCCAACTTTGTAGTCTTTTCCTAAAATTGCGGTAGCTTCGAATCCTCCAGTGCCACAGTGGTAAGCCACATCAGGTTGCATTTCTTCTTCTTTCTCGATTCCACTTACCACGTTTATTAAAAGATCTTCTGCGCATTCTTTAAGTCTTTCTATGGTTGGACACTCTTTAGATCCGTGCCAAGTCCAATCAAGACACTCCATAGTTTGCTTGACTTTATCGAAATTGAAATTCTCCAATATTTCTGATATCATTTTTATCTTTGTCATAACTGTTTTTTGTTAATCGTTAAAGGATACGTCGTTTTCAGACATACACTCTCTTAACTGCTCTCTACACTTTTGATAAGTATCGTGTTGATCATCAGTCAAAGAGTCATCGTATTTTATCTTGCTTCTTAACCACTGATCTATTTCCCAAAGAGCGCAATAATACCTACCTCCTTTAGCGGCAAAGTTAAACTCTATTTGATCTTCTGGTAAATTAAACTCTAATACTGCTTTCATATTACTTTACTTTTTCGTACATTTTAAATTTACAACTTTTATTGACTTGTTCGATTAATAAGTTTATGGTCTTCTTCCACTCTTGATACTCAGTCTTTTTTCTTTTATCTGGTACATTATCAAAAAGATCTTCTATGGATTCTACTAAGCTTGTAACGTTTGCCATTGATTAGTCTTTACTTTTACTGGATTGACTTTTTGCGGTCATCATATTAAAAAGTATTGATATTCCTAAAGCTTTCCAAAAATTTATCTCATGAACTCCATCTATGGTTCCAACAAGACACCAATTCCAAAGAAAAACTACTGGCACCGCATATAGTATAGAGAGCGCCACAATTAAACTTATAACTCCTAAAAAAGTTCCAATTTTTTCTACCATATTTTTTATTTTATTGCTTAATCAATTAACTTCTATGATATTAGGATAAGAACTTAACCAACCAATACGGTAACCTGATGTTGTAAAAGTATAAATAGAATCTTGCTTGATTTTACCGTAAACATCACTAGAGTAGTAATTACCTCTAAACATATCATCCTCTAACTTCATAGTCAATTTGTCAGTATAAACTAAATAGTAAGATTGAGTTCCTTCTGTGACTCTTTCTTTACCTTCAACCTTTGCTGTAATGGTATTTACGTTGTTATAAGATTTGATTTGAAATATGATTGCTCCGATGATAATTGCTACTACTAAAATAGTTAATCCTTTTTTCATAATTATTATTTTATTTTTTATTTTGTTGCGTATCGAGTATTGAATTTCTCTGTCATTTTATCATTATGCTCTTTAGATCTCTCAGTTTGCCAATTATACACTTCATCAATAAAGTCATTGAATGATTTTGCTGTGACTGTGTGCTCTACGAGGCTATCATTACCGAGAGTAACTTCTAAAGTGGTTTTGTATTTATTAGTCTTTATGACTTTGAACGATTTAGCATACACATAATCCCATTTAGATCTACCTATTGATAATTTTATATTAGCGATAGTTGATTTCAATATGTATGGTCGTGATTCTTGTTCCCAATCGCATTCTATGTTTAGAGTTGGAGTAATGGTACAAAAGAATCCTTCTTGCTTATAGGTATCGATACCTTCTTGTCTTATTTTCCATTTAATGTCACGGATACTGCTATCGATCTTACGAATTTCTGACGACATCTCTTGGACAGGCTTATTGATTTCTAAAAGCTTAGGTCTCCAATTATTTAAGAACTCGTACTCGATCCATGCAAGTTTAGCAGCAACTGCACCAAAGATCTGAACGTCGTTCAATATATTCTCTTCTTGAGTTGTAGCACTAGATCCATACCAATTCATTTTCGCAGACAAAGGAATTTTATTTTCAGATGGGAAAGTAGATCTCCAATCATTTTGTAAAGATATGGTGAGTGCAGACCAAGAATTTGAATTAGAACACTTCATGATCTCAATACGACTCTCATCAAGCATAATACTTGGAATGAGAGCGGATACGTTATTACGAAGAGACTTTAAAACTTCTTGAGTAGCGGCTTTGAATGCGGGCTCAGATGTTGATGTTTCGTAAGAATCGAGTTCTGCTCGCTTATTAACCAATTGGGATTCTAGTGCTGATAAGATGATTTCGTTATTCATAACTTTGATTTAGGTAAATTTAACACAGATTCTTGAGATGCAACAATATATCTTTTTAGTTATATTGAGATTTTCATGAACTCATTTAGATAGTGGACCGCTGGTTCGTAAGGTCCTCGATATTCGGTAAAGTACGCGTCTCCTTCCATATCGTAACTTATGGAAGTGGTATACATTTCAGAGTCACCACTATATTTGTAAGTCACTTCTTCGAATGTTTGATTGATCATGATCTCCATGGAGTATGAATTGCTAAGGGTCTTATATGCTTGCGATATGAATTCCATAACTTATTTTTTAATGAACGTTTGATAGAATGCTTTGACTACTACGTAACCAATGATGCTGACTGAGGATACCAAGATTGCTTCGAATATTGTGATCATGCTTTTGTTTTTAGTTAAACTAATGAGTCGTGGTTAACCTAATTACTTTAGGTCAAACTTCCTAAGATATGCTTCGTGAAAAAGTATACCGTATTTTGAGGCCCACTCTTTATAAGGTATGTTCATTGATTTTACGTATTTACCATTGCTATCATAAACTTCTCCCCAAATTCCAACATCGTTTCTATCTGATACTCTAAATTTGAAATTATCGCAACCAATGTAAGTGGTGACATTAGCTTGGACTTCTCTCCACAATTTAGTGCTACGCTCAGTCTCTGGTTCAATTACTAAGTGACGCTTAACAAAGTCAGCTTCTATTAGACCGTCTACAGTCACACTGTCATTAGCGCAAGACTTAAAGAAGTCAGCATTGCTTGGCATTTGATTGTTTTCTAAGAAGTTTACTAACTGGGAGAGGTTCATTCTGTTCATACTGTTTGATTTGGTAACAGGGTAAAATTACCCCTTTCTGTCGATAGTATAAAGTATTTTGTAACTATTTTTAGAAGTTTTTAGTTCATCTAACACTGGGATCCAGAGCTAAATGGTTTTCAGTGGAAGCTAAAAAGGGCTGAAAAACCTTCAAAAACCACAACTGGTTGAAAACCAATGATTTGTAAGAAACCTGTTGGAAATCAACCAGTTATGCGGGGAGGGCCCTAGATTATTGGGCTGGGATGTGGGCAGTGCTATCTGTGGTAGCTGAACCTACTGAATCGATGAGAGCCGGCAAAATAACTGAGCTATCTACTCCGTTGCCTGTCACTGTCACTGAATCTGTTGTTACTTGTTCGTTAGAGGTTGATCCGCACGCTGTCATTAGCGCGCACATTGCTAGCATAAGTGCTGTCTTCTTCATATTTGTTTTTGTTTATTTTGATTATTGAGTTTAACTTTGCTGTGTAGTTTTTAGATTCTGAATATCTACTATTTAAATACTTTTTGAATTCGTAAAGACTCATGACTTTCTTTTTGAATAGATTGTCTTGCCACAGTTTATAATCAGCTACACTTTGTTTCCAGTTCTTATAGGTTGCGTAACCTTGACTTTTACCATTAGCCGTAGTTTTCCTCTGTTTTGGCATTCTCATACCAAAAAGATTCTTATTTAGATTGGCAAGTTTTGATTTAAATGCTCCTGATTCGAGTACTGCTTGCGCGTATGCTATTTCAGGATATAAGATTCCTGCTTTAACTATTTCATCAAAAACTTCCTTGTGAGTAGGAGTCTTGGCGCTTGCAAACATAGATATGGCCAAGAAGGTAAGTAGTAATAATTTTTTCATGCTAAAACCTTTTTGCTATATTGCTAATAAATTCTGATTCTGCAGCGCTTAGCATGTTCCACCTGCCGGATAGTTTTACTAAAGCTTCCTCGTATATATTTTCATCATAGGATCTAACTCCTCCTGCAGATGAGAATTTTCTTGCTACTAAACCGTCTTCTACTAGGTAATCAATAAGTTCTTTTAGTTCTCTCTTGCTACAAGAGTCTACGAATTCATCTGGACTTATTTCCAAATCTTCTACGCTAAAGTCAGGCATAACTATTTGTTTTGTTATTATGTAAATATAAGGACTATTTCCTTATCTTAAAAACTTATCTTCTTAGTGACTATTTATTTCTAATCACATATTCTAATACCAACTTTTGAAGATCACGCAATGCTTCGGTGTTTGCTTTTACTAGATCAACCAATTGATCCTTCTGTTCTACTATTAGACTCATCATCTCTTCTTGTAGAGCATCAATCTTTTTTTCTAAGTTATCGTTTTTGGTTACTAGTCTATTGTATTGGGTCCATGCGAAATATCCAAGAATCAGGGCTAACGCACCTACTACACCGTACTGAAGAAATGATCCTTCTACTGTAGACTGACCAAGGGTTGACTGAAGAATCCTCATTAATACTGTCATTTTTAGTATGCTTATAAATATCGACTTCGCATGATAAATCTTCTTTATTTGATTGTTTTTTATACATGTTTTCCAAGTATTTTAAACATTCTGGACTGTCTTTTTGTGCGGCGTTTTCTGCTGATATCTCCATCGGGTGTTCGTGAGGATCTAAATACTTGGAGATAATTTGATAGTGATACATATTCTGTAGATAGTGAGTATACTCGTGTATCATCGTATCTACAAGATCAGCTAAGGTTTCGTGCTTGTCTCTGTTTATGTATATGCATTGATCTATCTCGTCGTAGTATCCCCACTCCTCACCATCGTAGTAGTCTCCTTTTCTGAATACTACCTCTGGGTACCTTCCGTTATACTTAGATCTACCGTACTTCTTTTTACACCATTCGTATATCTTATCTACGTGACCTCTATGGGGTAATGATTTTGAGAATTCTATCATACAAGCTAGGCTTTTCGTTCTTTATTATAGCTACTAACTTATCGAAGTCGTAGTCCTTGCTCTTATACATATCGCAATGTCCTCTTGTTTTTGGAACTCTGCTACCCACTTTGTACTTCTTACACCATTTTGGATATGGTATAGGATTCTCTACGTTTGTGGTCTTCATGATTTTGATAGTCAATTCTTGCATAACTTATTATTTAGGAAGTAAAATTATGCAATTAATATGATCTAGATAATTTTATCTTCTCAGTAATAATTCTAATAAAACCAAAGTTAAAAAAAATATAGCAAATCCCCAAAAAATACCTCTTTCAAAATTTATTTTCTTTTTGGTATTAAAATTAAAAATAAGATCTAAAAATTTATACATACTTTATTTTTTATATATTGATACTTTTCCTTGATAATCTATTAATATAGCGCTCATGTTTTCTACCCAATCACCACTATTAAGATATCTCTTACCATTAATAATTCGATCTTCAGGTTGATGTATGTGACCACAAATAACTCCATCACATCCTTTCTTCTCTGCCATTTTTAATGCCGTGGTTTCAAAATCATTAACATAGTTAGTTGCTGTTTTAACACTAGATTTTATTTTTTGTGATATGGATTGATATGGTAGCTTTCTCCACGTTCTGTATTTGTTATATATTCTATTTAACCACAATGCAAAGTCGTATCCTATCGCTCCTAATTTAGCTAGGTGAGTATATTTTGTTATGAATATATCTATGACATCTCCGTGAAAAACATAATAACATTTTTTTTGCCAATTATCGTATTCTATGTGCTCAGTGTATTCTATCTTATAGTCTTCTCTAAATTCTATTCCACCAAAATGATTGCCTATAAACTCTTGTAGAAACTCGTCGTGATTACCTCTAATCCAAATAACTTGGATCTTGTTAGAAAGTTTAAGTATTTTGCTTAAAACTTTTGTGTGTTCTTTTTTCCACTTAGAACCTCTATTTAAAGCCCATCCGTCTACTATGTCTCCATTAAGGATCAATAAATCTGTTGGATGTTTGTCTATAAATTCTAAGAAATCTTCAGCTTTAGAGTCTTTAGTTCCAAGATGAAGATCTGATACGATGATTGCTTTATAGTTTTTCATTCAAAATAATTAAAGTCTTGTTTAAAGAACTCGTCATTGTTCCTATTTATCCATGATTTCCAAGCTAACTTAATCATATACCATACACTTTTTTTACTAAATCTTCTACTTGGAGTATAAACGAAATAGTTTGCGATCTTAAAACGTTTAGGTTTAATTTTGGAACTAAGGTGATAATCTTCTGCAATTTTATCTTGTTCATTGAATCCTTCTAATCTATTGAATGTTTCTGTTTTAAAAAGCATAAAACCTCCGAGTGCGAAAGGTTTTGTTTTTGAGCTATACCATTGAAATAGATCAAATACTCTATATAACCAATTGTATTTTTTATCTGTTTTAAATTTACATGTAACTAATTCATAATTACCATTAATACAAATATCTAAACATTTTGACACTAAATCTTTTTGTTCAATATGAATATCAGCGTCTAAGAATAAAATGTATGGAGTAGTTACTAGTTTAGCGCCTTTATTTCTTGCAATAGCCGGTAAACCTCCATCTATTATTTCTATATTAAGTTTTGCAAATTGATTGTAAAAATTTACTAGATTTACTGTATTATCGGTTGAATTATCGGCTATGATTATTTTTAACTTCTCTATTTCTAATTGATGCCTTAAATATTCTAAAGTTTCTATTAGCGCATACTTTTCATTTTTACAAGGAATCACTATAGTTAGCATATCTTTAATCATACTAGTATAAATAAAAATCCTAATAATAAACTAAAGATTACACTATTACTAAATCATTAATTATTATATGGATAAAAAGAAATCCTTTGTAGTAATTTTATTTGTTGATGATTAATTTTATTAGTGGATATATCTTGCGCAATTATAGAAACTTCTAAAGATATTACACATAATAGCCATAACAATAGTATGCGCATTATTATTTTTTTTATCATAATTTAGCATTTATAATTGGAAGTGATCCACTTTTTATGCCAGTGTATATTGTCCAGCCAGCAACTAGTAACATGCTTTGAAATATAGTTCTGTTTATTTTTCTATGTAGAAATTTGATTTCTTTGTCTTTATCTTCTAGTTGAAGATTAAGATTTTCTATTTTTATATTTGCTCTTTTATACTCTCTATCATAAGCTTCTACTAATCCATAGCCTTGAGCCCTACTTAAATCTAAAAGTAATGATTTAGTTTCTAAAGCTTTTAGGCTATCAGTTAATTTATTATGAGATGCATTTATCTCTTCTGCTTGTTTAATAGTTACGATTACTACTGAATCTTTACCTATGGTCTTGGCTATTGGATAAGATTGGGAGTAACTTGTAAGGCCTACCAACATTAATATTAATACTGTCTTTAAGTGTTTCATTTACTTCTTTTAATTCGGTTACGGTTTCTTTTAGATTATTCATAACCTTAGTTGTAACTTCTATCTTTTTCATAACTGTGCTATCCACTAATTTATTGATAGTATATACCTTTGTTTGATTAGATTCACTCTTTTTAATTAGATTATCTAAAACGCTAGACTTTTTATCTTCGACAGCTTGTTCTATAACTTCTTGCTCTTCTGTTTGTCCTTCTGTTTGTTCTTCTTCAGTATTATTAGAACTACAAGAAACAATAAATAGAGTAAGTATTATAAGTATTACTTTTTTCATTATTGTATTTTTCCTAATTGTTGTAATATAGATATCGTAGCAATTGCTCCAGATAGTGTGCTATCTGATTTTCTAAGCTGGGTTGATAATACATCTATTTTACTTTCTAGTTTCTCTATTTTTTTACCTTGCTTTTCTATTTGAGAATTATAGTTCATTTTACCATCTACATATAAATAACCTATGGCTATTAATACAATAAATAATAATCCTTTAACAGGATCTTTACTAAACTCTTTAAAAGAAATAGGCGGCTTAATTGCGCCCGCTACAGAGTCTACAGCTGTGGGTTTTTTTGGCGCCATTTTATAATTTTATTTATTATGCTTCAGAATCTTCTTTACCTTTGTTAATGAACTTATCTACTGAACCTATTCCGAAAGATCCCAAAGTTAACCACATAAAAGCATTAAATATAAACTCTTGAACAACAAGTTCTTTACCAAGAGTTCCTGTAACAATATCTGCTACTGCAAATCCTACCATCATCATAAATGCTAAGAAACCTACAACAGATTTTTCATTAATAGAATTACTGTCATTGAATAATTGACTAAAAAAGTTTTTCATAGTTTGGATGTATTTTTAAAAATAAAAAACGGAATAGCTGATCTGTATTGCGCAAACCAATTATTCCGTTATATCTGTAATAAATATGCTGATTGGAAAATAAGTATTTCTACTTAAACCTTTAGATCTATAAATTCAGATCCATCATCTAATTCTAGATTTGGATCTTCGTAAGCTACTATATCCATTTCGTTAAGATCTTCTTGTTCATTAGTTAGACCAACACTCTTTAGGTGCTCGTAGTACATATCATCTAGATTATAGAAGTTATTGAACTGCTCTTTGGTTATCTCGTCTCCGTTTATTCCATTATTAGTCACTATCTTTCTTACCCAACTTGGTTTTAGTTTCGTGATCATGTTAGGTAGAGCGTAGTGAAATGCGCAGTTATAACAATACCAATTTAAGTTCTCTAATTCCCAATTAGTCCTGTCATCATCTAAGAACGTTAATACTAAAGGCACTTTATTATCTAATGGTCTTCTCTTATCGTAGCCACAAGCGCAGCAATAAGCTGGGAGAGTACCTGTTGTGACAAGTAAACCTTTTAATCTAGTAAACCTTTCTTCTGAGAACCATTGACCCTTCTTAAGCATAGCTTGAATCTTGGTCTGACCGGGTTTTAGCTTTATGAATTCGTTGTGCTTCTTTATCTTGAATCCAGCTTCGTTCTTGTGGATTTCGAATAGTGTCTTTCCTGTCTCTTGATCTATGTATTTGCTAGCGTACTTCTTGTACGACTTATAGGATATCTTTAGGTACCTTGCTGCGGCTTTGTTGCTTTGAGTAAACATCATTGCCTCTCTTATCGTAGGCTCGCTAAGCTGCAATCCTTTGTATGGATTATTTTCGCCGTACTGATCTTCACGTCGTTTCCACTCTTTCCTCTCTTCCACTACTCTGCTATTTTTTTATTTATCAACTTCATAAGATCCCAAAGTTCGTAAGGATCATTTAAGAATAACTCTCTACCATCTTCTGTAAGAATAGCATTCATTGATCCGTCTGGTGCAAATCTATCGTATAGATAAAATCCTATAAGATCTGAGCATTGCTTGCCGAAACTCATGTGAAGCAATCCGTCTATGACTTCAAAGAATTTCTCGTCGTACGTGCTGAAGTCTACTCTAAGATCTGCGAAGATCAGAGCTTGTCTAACGTTGATCTGATCTATGTTGTTTATTAGCTGAAAGAAGATCTCTCTTTTTTTATCGTTCTCGTTTTTCTTCTTTCTCTTCGCTACGCTCTTTACGTTAAGTAAATGATCTACAGCGTTCTGTATCTCTCGAAACTTGTTAATATCTTCCATACTTTATTTTGTCTTTGTTAGTAGCTGCAAAGTTTTTGCTAGCTCTCCGCACTTTTCGTACTCTTCTTCTTTGGTATAAAGATCTATGCAGGAATTTATTGCGCTGATCCAATCTTTCTTGTGTATCTCTACGTATACTCCAGAAGTGTTTATCTCAAACACTACTGCGTACAGCTTCTTTTCTTTTATGGCTTTGTTGATCGCCTTAGGTACTTCTGTCTTTAGAACTTTCACCAAGACTTCTGAACCCACCAAGTCTTCGGATTTCATCTCGCTAAGATTCTCAAAGTTTACCCTAAATGGCCTCTTATTCATAACGCTCTTGTTCATTTGACTTAGTTTTTTAATACATCAACCAATACCTTAGATATAGAATCTATGGGCACTATAAAACTTATTACGTTTTTGTACGGATTCCTATCGTTAAAAGCTACCGCAATTCCTGCGTCACCATATTTCTTTTGCAAGACTATGCTTATCTTATTTGAAAGTTCTTGCTTTTCTCTTGGATCTTCTGGAGCGTTCTCCATTATAAATTGCATGTTAATCCCCATTTTTGTTGGAGACTCTTCTGATATGAATCTAAGTTTTAGGTTCTGTCCAGCTAGATTTACATTGTATATTGGTCCTAGTGACTTCATTGCGTAATTTAGAATAAATATACAACATTATTTCGATATAAAAAAATTTAATTTTCTGTGGTATTTAGCCACGGCGCTTTTTGTATTAATACTGGAGGATTGATTTGATTTTCAATCTGTTGTTCTAACGAAGCATACATCGCGTCTACACTACCAGAAGCCATGGATGAGGTCACCCATCCGTATACTATGTCTTTAGTTAATTCACTAAATGGAATAAATGTAGATCCCGATTCTAAAGCAGCAATAGCTTGAGTACCTATAACAGAGGCATTGTAAGAACCAGTAAATGAACCTGTATAAGGTCCTTTAGTAGCGTATAGCTGCCAATGTACTAGGAATACTACGTCTGTTTCTCCGGATGCTGTTGGATAAGATTCTAACGGATTAAAGTTCCAGTTGTAATTAATTTCCATTTGTTAATTTATTTACTTGTTCTTGTAGATTGTTTATTTGTTGTTGTTGTTCTTTAATGGCTTCTAATAAATACGCTGTTAAATTAGTATATTTTATTCCTTGAGGATCACCTTTTCTATCTAAAGATACAAGACTAGGTAATACAGAATACATATCTTCTGCTATAAAGCCTGGTTCATTTATTGCACTGCCGTCTATTTTATCATATGTTACGCCTTGTATTTGCGTTACTATTGATAATGCATTACTTATAGGCGTAATATTCTCTTTTATATTTCTAGTAGATCCTTGAGTTAAAGCTCCGGCTATGTACATATCTCCACTACCACTAATATAAGCCGTCATTGTACTACCAGATCCAAAAATTATATAAGCTCCACCACTAGAAGGTCCTCTAGTACTTATACATAAATCTCCAGGTACTGAGTTTTGAATAAAATTATTTGTATTTGTGGCTAATCCTATTGTTCCTGCTATACTAGCACTAATAGATGCATCTCTTAGATTTAAACTAGGTGCACTACCAACTGCTGCAATATATAAATCATCACTATTACTAGTTACTTCTAATTGATATATAGGACTTGTACTATTTATACCAACTCTACCCGATTCTAGTATACTTACAACTTCTGAATTTGCTCCATTATGGAAGGTGTATGTTATAGCATTTCCTGTTGTAATTGTTGTTCTAAATCCATTACTAACACCATCAATAATATTCAAATAGTTAGTACCACCAACACCACTACCAAAAGAATTCCTTAACTCACCAACAAGATGCAATTTAGCTAAAGGCGATGTAGTACCTATACCAACATTACCCGTATCAGTAATAGCAAAATATCTATCTGACCATAAGGTATACTGAGAAGCGCCCCCACCTCGAGCAATTACAAAACTAGAACTTATCATTCCTAATTGCCAATCTGCAAATCCACCTCTATGTAAACTATAATAAGCATAGTTATTACCATAAGTTGCATCTGTTCCATCCATATATGCTTCAAATTGACCATAAACGGGGGCTGTTCGACCACCGCCGATTTTGGAAGCTATGGCTGTGCCATCTACATCTAATTTTGTTGATGGTGATGTAGTACCTATACCAACATTACCCCCAAATGCTTGTATTGCAAGATTTTTCCATGCTGTTGCTCTATGTATGGAATGAATAAAACCATAATCACCTGTATTGTCATATCCAATACCTACAAATTTATCAGCATTGGATGGGTTAGCAACTGCTAATCTTGGAGCTACTCCACCATCACCACCATTGTTTGTAGTGCCTATACCAACATTAGTTCCATTATCATAAACTGTACTATTGCCTATCACGGTTGAACCAGTGAATTTAGAAAGGAAGTTTGTAGTACCGCTTCCTGCAACACCACCACCGCCTGTAACTTCTATTACATTACCACTAGAATCAACAGCTAGATTATACGCTGCCGTACCGGTTACAGATCCTGATCCGTAGTTAGCTAATCTAAGCAGTCCTGTAGAACTAAGTTTAAACTTTTCTATAGAATCAGGTCTTATCAAAAAGTCAAGTCCAACAGGAATATCTATAGCACCAAAAGTTGAACGTCCTGTAAGAGCCAATTTTATAGCTGATAGGTATTTTACGTTAAACGCGCCACCTGAAGCCAGTGCTACAGAAGCGCTTGTTCCGTCATCGTCAAGTATACTGTTTCCTATTCCTGTAGTGCTAGTCCATTTGGGTAAAACGTTAGTAGTTCCTGTTCCTGTAACGGTACCGGTATATTGATCGTTGGACGTGATCGTAAAGTTAGGATATATTCCAGTGATAACCGTTGTTCCACCTTGCGTAAGAGACACTGTCTGATTAGGAGCAGTATTAGTTATCGTGAAGTTAGGATATGTTCCAGTAACAGAAATTCCTGTACCGTTAGTAAATGCTACTGTTCTATCAGGAGCAGTATTTGTTATCGTAAAGTTGGGATAAGTTCCAGTTGCAGAAATCCCCGTGCCATTGGTTAGAGATACAGTCTGATCTGGAGCTGTGTTTGTTATAACTCCTGTGATATTGCTATAGTTAATTCCTGTTCCTGCGCTTAGTGCTGTCAGCGATATATAAGAATTAGGATTAGTGGCATTATAAGGAGTAAATCCAAGAGCAGTAGTTACATTTAAACTAGTTAAAGATAAAGTTCCGCCTAAAGTTAGATTTCCTGTAGTTGATACTGTGCCTGTAAGTGTAAGACCGGATACTGTCCCCGTACCACTTACAGAAGTAACCGTGCCAGTATTTGTAGTATATCCGTTAGGATTTGATGCTAAGTAATAAGTTGAGTTATCGTAACTTATCGTTGTACCAGAAATCTTAACAAAGCCTGTTCCGCTCAATGGAGCTTGATAGCTTAATGAAGGAATATCTGCGGCTACAAGAGATCTAAATGTTGGCGTCGCTGCAACACCTGTAGTTGGTCCAGCTAATACTGTGTTAGCAGTTTGAGTAGCAAAATTTGAAGGAAGTACAGATAGAGTTCCTCCTAAAGTTAGATTTCCTGTAGTTGATACTGTTCCAGATAGAGAAATACCGGATACTGTTCCTGTTCCGCTTACTGATGTGACTGTTCCAGTATTTGTAGTATACCCCGATGGATTAGAAGCTAAGTAGTAGGTTGAGTTATCGTAAGTTATGCTCGTTCCAGAAGCTTTTACGAATCCTGTTCCGTTGATTACGTTTACACTACCGCCTAGTGAGGTAACTGATCCTTGAATAGTTATTGAACTGTTTGTCAATCCTGAATTTGGAATAGTAGAAACGTAATTGACATTGGTTCCTGACATGCTTACGTATCCTGATCCATTCAACAATGGTTGATAGGTCGTCGTATCTACTGCTAGAGTTCCATCGCTGCTACTAAACTTAACAAAACCATTTGTTGTGTATGAGTTTAGTTTAATAGTTCCAGTTCCATTTATACTTAATCGATCTGTATTATTAGTTCCTATTGCAATTGGAAATGCTCCATTTGTATATATTGCTGCGACTCCTAAACTTCTTTGAGGATCTATAGTTAATGATGCACCTCCAACTTGAGTGTCAACGATTTCTATTCTTCCAGAATTACCTGCGCCTTGAGTTCTAATCATACCGCCTGCAAGTATTCTGTAAGGGGCTTGAGCGGTAGCATTTATTCCTATATATCCATCAACCGTTAAATTGCTTGAATATCGACCTGTTCCTTGCACGTCAAGTCTATATCCGGGTGAAGCAGTATTTATACCAACATTAGTACCGTCATCGTAAACTAAACTGTTTCCTAAAGAATTTATACCAGTAAGTTTCGATACGTAATTCGTAGTTCCAGATATATTAGTTGAGTAAGAAGACGTTAGCGCGTAAGAAGAAGAAATCGCTCTACTTGCTGTTCCAAACAAAGATCCTGTGAATCCAGTTGTAGCTGTTACTGATCCTGTTACATTTACTGGAATAGATACTGAAACCTTTGAGTTATCGTCAGTGATATTAGAGTCATAAATGTGATCATCTCCTTGTCCCCTAAGTACTCTATTTAAAGTTGGATAAGTTGCGTCTGCTAAAGATCCAGAGTTTTTTGGACCAGCTATGAATCCTCCACCACTATAAGAAGATCCACTACCGTTTGAGTAAACAAAATGATTTGTTTGAGAATCCCACACTAAAGAAGCCGTAGTAGTAGATGATCCTGAATCGTAAATAATTAATCCAGCATATCTTGAAGAAGGAGTTTGCGTGTTTAATACTATATATTCTTGTCCTATTATGACAGCAGAACCAGTAATAGTTTGAACATATCCAAAAGAAGCAGATTGAGCTGTTATAGAATTTGCGACTATGTTATTTGTAATATTAATGCTTGACGCACTTAAGTTTAATCCTATTTTTAAGGATTCAGCGTGAGAAGCGGTAATCGCATAAGAAGAACTTACTGAAGAACTAGCTGTATAGGCTGATATAGCTGATGAGGCTGTGTAGGCGTAAGAAGAACTTACTGAAGAACTAGCTGTATAGGCTGATATAGCTGATGAGGCTGTGTAGGCGTAAGAAGAACTTACTGAAGAACTAGCTGTATAGGCTGATATAGCTGAACTAGCAGTATAAGCATAAGAAGAACTTACTGAAGAACTAGCTGTATAGGCTGATATAGCTGAACTAGCAGTATAAGCATAAGAAGAACTTACCACATAAGATGCTGATAGCGCGTAAGATGAAGAAACCGCATTTGATGCTGTACCGAATAAAGAACCAGTAAGATTATTAATAACTGTTGATCCACTAACTCTCATACTTCCAGAAACACTTACAGTTCCAATTAAGGTTTGCCTATCTGATGTATCATCACCTAATTGATTTGATCCTGTGGAATAACCTTCTGATTTTATGAATCCAATTGATGCTGTTCCTGCAATTTGAACATCTCCAATAATGCTAACTGATCCGCTCATATTGATTGCAGATCCAGTGATAGTTACTGTAGAACCGGACATATTTGTAGATAACCATCTAAGGTTATCATCCATCTCCGTAAAGGTTAACGTATTACCTTTGACTAGTCTGTAAATAGGAAAATCTGCCATATTGCTTATAAATATTGTCTACAATATGTTTTTACAGTGGATTTCCAGGAGGATTAAATTTGTCGTAAGAAATAATATAACTGTCTTCTACGTAACCTATGTCGACATATATTATGTAATCAGAAGCTGATCCTTGAGGTCCCTCTAAAATCTTATATACACTAAAAACTCTGGGATCTAATCTATTCTGCTTCATAGAATTTTGATAGGTCGCAGTATTTTCAAAAGGTCTTTTACTTTCTTTTGTTTGAAAGTTAGAGATCTTATTTTTTAGTCTATCTTTAGGAAACATCGCAAATCTATTTACTATAAATATGCTAGATATACTTCTTCATTGGTTGAATCATATCGCTCTCGTATGTTTTCATAGACGTGATAGTTAATTTAAACTCATCAAGTTCAAGATGTCCTATTCTTCCAGAATCTTTTATTATCTCTGGAAATTGTTGAACTATAGAAGTATGATCTTGCGTTAATTTTTTAAAGTCAAATTCTATTA